CCCATGCCGAGCGGTTCTTCGATAGAGCCGTCACAGAGGCAGAGTGCTGCTCGTTGGTGATGGTTCCAGTCTTGAGCGCAGCGTCGAGAGACTGGATCTGCTTCTTGAGCGTGTCCGCAGCGCGCTGCTCAGCCTGCAGCGAGTCGGCCAGAATCTGCGCAGCCTTCGCGGCAGCGGCGGAGGCTTCGGCCTGCTTGCGCTCCGCGTCTCCTACCTTGGAGATGTCTTCGGCGGCCGCCTTCGCAGCGACACTTGCGGCCTTGAGGCCGGTCGTGTCGATGCTAAAGCCAAGGTGGATTTCTTCAGCCATGTGCGCCATCCGCCGGGGTTGTGACCGTGGTCGTCATTGACTCAGCTATCGATGCCAGAAACTCGTCGTCTAGTGCCCGGATCGCTTCCACTTCCCACGGCACGAGGGTCACTTGCATGAGCGTGCAGTACGCGCTCAGTTCACCCCACGCGATAGGGTTAGGCCCGAAGCCGTTGCTCGTGCGGGCGCGGTGAAGCAACGCGAAGTGGTTCCACAGGTAGCGCAGCGCATACGGGAGGTCCGGCGGCCGCACGACGGGCCGGCCAGTTGCGCGAGCGACTGCAGCATAGTGGTCCTCAAGCGTTGCCCCACCGACCTTGCGGCCCAGCGTGAAGTGATGCTTGCCATAGGCGATCAGTTGCCCTGCTGCGGCGGCAAAAAATTTGCGCGGCTCACCACGAACGAATCGACCTGCTCGCGCACGACGGGATAACCGACGTACAGAGCGCGCACGTTGTCGGGGTTGCACTCGATGGGCAGGCCGGACGTGTCCAGCACGTTCTCCCACTCGACGGTGCAGTTGATGAGCAGCTCAAGGCCATCGGCCTCGACCTGCTGGAAGTCCACGGTGCTCAAGTCCTTCTGGTCCTGAGCGCGTGCGATGCGCTTGCGCACCTGCTCGCGGCTGAAGTCGCGGTACGCCGCGCTGTCCGGACCGAGCAGCGTGATCGTCACGGGCATACCGTTGCGGGCGATGAGAGCGTCGGGAGAGTTGAGCTTGCGCACAACCATCTGCACGCCGCAATCGCTCAGGGACTTCGTATCCACCGCGCCAAGATCGAATTTCGGAGACATGTGCTTTCCTTTGAAGTGAGAGCCGCCCCGGGCCTATCCCGGGGCAGCTAGGTCATGGGTTACGGGTTCGAGCGCTGGATCACCAGAGTGCCGTCGTCGTAGCCGGACACGCCGCTCGTGAGCAGCGCTTGGAACGGCGACTGCATGATCACGCCGCCATCCGGGCCGATGGTCTTGCTCGCGCCCATCAGCTTCACGCGGCCGAAGGTCACGGCGAGGAAGTCGGTGCCGTTCGCGTCGTCGAGTTCCACCGAGAGTGCGATCTCCGTTTCGTTCACGAAGTAGTTGAGCGTCGTGAGCGAGTCGAAGTAGGCGCTGAGCGTGCCGTTGCAGACGAGGCGGCCGTAGAAGATGTCGGGCACGAAGTTCGAGCCGACGACCGCTTGGCTGTTCAGGTTGTTCTGCACGCTGAAGTCGAGGCCCGTCACGATGGCCGAGGGCGCACCGGCCACCGAGAGCGAGCCGGACACGCCAGCGAGGATGCCGGACGAGGGCGCGGCAGTCGGAGTGGGGAAGAACGGGGCCGCCGCGTTGTTGAGCGGGACCATGTTCATGCCCTGCACGCCGAAGTTCGCCGTCGCCATGCCGGTCGGCGGCAGCGAGAGTGCCATGTCAGCGATGCGGCAGCCGAGGTACTGCTCGGAGAGGTCGAGGTCCGCGTGGTACTGCTCGATGGTGAAGCTGCGGCCCAAGAGGCCCGGGACCAGCTTCTTGCCGGTGACCGCGATGCTCCACGTGGTCGCGGCCGCGACGGTGGCCGGTGCCGGGTACACGGTGGCAACCGTTGCGGTGAGCGCGAGGATGCGGAACTTCTTTCCCGTGTTGCCGACCGAGCCGGTCACGCTGAACACGTCGCCCACGCGCAGGCCGGCGGTGATGAATGAACCGGCCGAGGCGGTGAACGTGCCGGTCAGCGCGCCCGTGGCAGCCGCGAGCGTGGCGGTAGCCATCGCGGCGGTGCCTTGGTTGATGGTCGCGCCAGCGGCCCACGTACCGCGCAGCGCGGCCTCGATGAAGTCGTCGTAGGTCTTCGTGCTCAGCTCGCCCTGCACGTTGCCGGTCACGCGGCGCACGCCGTGGCGGGCATCGTAGACCTGCAGATCGGGGCGCACTTCGTTCGAGGTGTAGGCGTCCTTCGTGAGCGCGAGCGTCGAGGAGACGCGGCGAAGCATCTGGCCGGCGGCAGCAGAGGCAGTGCCGAGCACGGACTCAACGCCGTAGCGCAGTTGGACATTGACGTTAGTTTGAATACCCATGCCGGACTCCTGTTACGGGTTGCTCGTGTGGCCGACCATCGTCACGATGACCGTGCCATTGATCCAATCCGGCTCCTGAGTATTCGAGCGGCGCTCCACCTGCAGAATCGTTGCAGTGTCGCCGCCATACGAAAGGCCAGTGCCGGGCCTGAACTTGTCCATCAGAGCCCCAGCCATCGCGTCGAGGGCGTTCGTGCCCGCGTTCGCCGGATAGTGGAGCGAGAATGCTGCTATCACCGTGTGCGCTATGTCGCCGCCAAGGCCGAGCGCCCGAACAACGGACGACACCGGCTGCTGGCTTTCCGAGATCCAAGGCGTGCCCTTCACAGGGGAATACGTCTTGCCTTCCCATTGCATAGCAGGGACGGCCGGGGTTGTCAGCGCTAGTTGCCGCGTCGCTGCGCGCATATTCGAGTGGAAGGTCGCCGCGCTCACAGCTTCAGCTCCACGGCCAAGCGCTTGACCAGTTCGGGTGCGCGCTTCACGCCACGGGTCACGAAGAAGCGCCCCATCATTTTCGTCGTGCCGTACTCCACAAATTCTGCGTAGTTGGCGTTGTTCGACATGTGGAAGATGTCGCCGGCCTTCATCGCCGGTATCACAAGGCTGATCTTCGCCCCGGGATCACCACCGCCGTCGCCGGCTTGAGGCGTGCCGATGGAGGGCTGCCACGAGGAGCGCAGGAAGCCCGTGTCCACGGGCGTGTGCTCGACCACGTACTCGGCCGTGCCTTGGCAGAGCTGCCGCGCCAGCCCGTCGAGCTTCGCCTCAGTGGCATTCGCCCACCGGCCCATCGCTGCCCGGAATTCTTGGCCGCTGCCCATCACCGCTCCGCGTATGCGAGGCAATACGGAGCCCCGTCGCCGGCCGGATTGAGTTCGCTCACCCACACCACGGTCCAGTCGAAGCCCGCCCACACGAGCTTGTCGCCCGGCAGGGGGCATGGTCCGAGCTTGGGCGCGAGGTGCAGCTCGATGAGCCGGCGGTTCGCCAGCGAGCCCACGCGGAATTCCGCGCTCTTGCCCGGTGGCAGCGCGACGCCTTTCATGGTGAGCGTCGTGTTCGCGGTCACTTCCACCTGCGTGACCGGGTCGTAGCTCGCGGTGCCGGCGCGCACGAACGTCACGTCCCCGCCCTTGGCGGAGATGGACTTGAGCGCCCCAGCGGCCTGCGATGCGTACTTGGGCGCGGCCACGGCTTACAGCCCCTTGTCGGCCGCGTCGCTGGTGAAGCCGCCAGTGCCGCCGGGCATGTCGTTCATGCCGATGGTGAACTGATTCTCCAGATCCGGGTCGGTCCACAGCGGGCCGAGCACCTGCTTCGGGTCGCGCACGTACTGCGCCAGCAGGTTCACCGCGAACTGCCACACCTTGCCGGTGGGCGCGTCGGTGGCGTAGGTCGTGGAGATCGGCCCCACGGACTCGCTCACTGTCTTGCCGCCGCGATCCTGATCCTGATACAGCGACTCGCCCATGCCCTTGAATGCCAGCTCTGCGGCCGCGTGCTTCACGCGCAGCGGCACGCCGGTCACCTCGTAGGAGGACCAGTCGAAGCACCCGGTGCGCGGAAACTCCAGCGACTGCGTCGGCGTGAGCCGGAAGCCCTTGTAGCGCGAATAGGTGTCGATCCAGCCCTGCGCGAGCCGCAGCGACGCCTCCATATCGACGTCGGCGTAGCTTGCGAGATCGTAGTTGCGCGAGCTGCAGAAGGTCTTGAAGAACTGCAGCGAGATGTACGAGTCGGCGTCCGGCAACCCTGTGCCGTCTTCAACTGTGAGCGACACGTTTCACCTCACTGGTTCAGGAGCTTCTCGGCCTGTTCCTTCGGGAGCGGCCCGGCGACCACCTTGCCGGCGGCATCGAGCACTTCGTACTTGCCGAAGCCCAAGTGGCGGAGCCTTGGGCCGGCGGCCTCCTGCTCCTGCGGCGGGGTCGCGGCAACAGGAGCAGGAGGCGCATCTGCCGTCGCGGCAGGTACAACCTTCGCGACGACGTCGAATTCA